GTTTCTTCAAGGAAGCGGAGTACAGGTTTCTTATGTAGACCCAGCTAATGTGGTATACAGTTATACTGAAGACCCACACTTTAAAGATTGTTTTTATTGGGGAGAAATTAAAACTGTTCCTATTGCGGAGTTAATGAAAATTGACCCTACGCTTACAAATGATGATTTAGAAAAAATATCAAAATACAGCCAGAGCTGGTATGATTATTTTAATGTTGCTCAATTTTATGAGAACGATATATTTTATCGTGACACTTGTACATTAATGTATTTTAATTATAAAACCACCAAAAAGATGGTTTATAAGAAAAAGGTTAATGAGAATGGTAATATTAAAATGATTGAAAAGGAAGACACTTTTAATCCTCCAGTAGACATGATGGAGGAAAATAATTTCGAGAAAGTAGAAAAAACTATTGACGTGTGGTATGATGGGGTTATGGTTATGGGAACAAACATTGTTTTAAAATGGGAGCTTGCTAAAAACATGGTAAGACCTAAGTCTGCATCTCAACACGCAATACCTAATTACGTAGCTGTAGCTCCAAGAATGTATAAAGGTGTGATTGAATCTTTAGTAAGAAGAATGATACCTTATGCTGATTTAATTCAGATGACTCATTTGAAATTACAACAGGTTATAGCTAGGACAGTTCCTGATGGAGTATATATAGATGCAGATGGTTTAAACGAAGTTGATTTAGGGACAGGAGCGGCATATAATCCAGAAGACGCATTAAGGCTTTATTTCCAAACAGGTTCTGTAATTGGTAGAAGCTATACGCAAGAAGGAGATTACAATCAAGGTAAAATTCCTATACAACAGCTTACAAGCAATTCAGGAGCTTCTAAGGCGCAAATGCTTATAGGTAATCTTAACCATTACCTAGATATGATTCGAGCTGTAACAGGCTTAAATGAAGCGAGAGACGGTACAATTGCTAACTCTGATGCTTTAGTAGGCGTTCAAAAGCTTGCTTCATTAAGTTCTAATACCGCTACTCGTCATATATTAGATGGAAGTCTTTACATATATAGAACGTTAGCAGAAGCGCTAACTTACAGGGTAGCGGATATTTTAGAATATTCTGATTTTAAAGAAGACTTTATAAATAAAATAGGAAAATACAACGTTGGTATACTTGGAGAGATATCTGATTTATATATATATGACTTTGGAGTCTTTATTGAATTGTCTCCAGATGAAGAACAAAAGGCTATGCTTGAGCAAAATATTCAAATGGCATTATCGAAAGGCGATATTAATTTGGAAGATGCTATTGATATACGTGAGATTAAAAACCTTAAACTTGCCAACCAGTTGCTTAAAGTAAAACGTAAAGCTAAGCAAGAATCTGACGAAAAAAGAGAAATGCAAAAGCAAGCAATGGTTTCACAACAACAATTACAGTCTCAACAAATGGCAGCACAAACTGCTATGCAAAAGATTGAAATGGAAACGCAAGCCAAAATGAAGTATAGACAGGCAGACGTAGCTTTTGAAATAGAAAAAACAAAAGCAGAAGCACAACTAAAAGCTCAGTTAATGGAACAAGAGTTTAATTACAATTTACAGCTTCAAGGAATGACGCAGCAGCAGTTAACTAATAGAGAAGATGAAAAAGAAAAAGCTAAAAGCAACAGAATAAGTCAGCAAAATACACAACAATCTGAATTAATAAATCAGCGTAAAAATAATTTACCTCCAAAAAACTTTGAGTCTAACGAAGACACATTGGACGGATTTGATTTAGCTGAATTTGAACCAAGATAATATGTTTATATTTTGCGTAACTTTGCAACTAAATTAAATTAAATCAAATGGATATCAAAGTAAGAGAAGTGTCGGCTGAAGAAAAGTCGTCTCAACAAATAGAACAAGAACTCCTTGATAAGCATGAGGAGAAAACTCAGTCACAAACTGAGCAAGTCGAAACAACTGAAGTAAAGGTTGAAGAGCAACCAGAGCAAGAGGTTGAAGTAAAAGAAGAAACAGAAAATGTACAGGAGGAGAAGCCTGTAGAAGAAGTTGTTGAAGAACAACCTCCACAGACGCAGACTCCACCTGAATTAAATGAAGATGAAGTTCTTTCATATATTGGAAAAAGATATGGTAAGGAAATCAATTCAATTGATGATTTGGTTAGTGAACGTGAGGAAAGCGAACCGCTTCCTGAAGACGTTGCTGCTTACCTAAAGTATAAAAAAGAAACTGGACGTGGTTTTAATGATTTTGCAAAATTGCAAAAAGATTATTCTGATTTAAGTCCAGACGCTTTGCTACGTGAATATTATTCTATAACAGAAGAAGGTTTAGACTCTGAAGATATAGATATGTTAATGGAAGATTTTGTTTATGACGAAGATGTTCATGAACCAACTGAAATTAAAAAAATAAAACTAGCAAAGAAAAAAGAGATTGCTAAAGCTAAAAGGTTTTTAAAACAACAGCAGGAACAATACAAACAGCCTCTTGAGTCAAGGGAAAGTTCTGCCACTGCTAATAATGAAGAACTTATAGAGTATAGGCAATATTTAGAGTCAGCTAAAGCTCAACAGGATGATGCTACTCAGAAAAGAGAATGGTTTGTTAAAAAAAGCGACCAAGTATTCAGCTCTGAATTTAAAGGTTTTAAATTCAATATAGGAGAGAATGAGATAGTGTATTCACCAGGTAGTGCTTCTGAACTTAAAAAAGCTCAAGAGACTCCACTTAATTTTGTAAATAAATATTTGGATTCTAACGGTTTTATTAAAGATGCAGAAGGATACCACAAATCTTTAGCTGTTGCAATGAACCCTGAGAAGTTTGCTCAGTTCTTTTATGAACAAGGTAAATCACAGGCTACTGATGATGTAATGCGTAAAACAAAAAATGTCAATATGACTGAGCGTAGTGCACCAGAGGTTTCTGTCAAATCAGGTTTTCAAGTGAAAGCAGTTTCTCAGCCTTCGAGCAAAGGACTGCGAATTAAGAGTATAAAAAAAACGTAATAATAATTTAAAATAATATAACATGGCAGGACAAGTAAAAGCAACGCCAACATTCGCGTTGACTCCGAGTTCAGAAAGAACTCCAACAGCCCAAAACTATATTGTAAATTTTGATTTCTTAAATCAGTATCTTCCTGATACGTATGAAAAAGAATTTGAAAGATACGGTAATAGAACGATTTCTTCATTCTTAAGAATGGTAGGAGCGGAAATGCCTACAAACTCAGACCTTATCAAATGGGCAGAGCAAGGTAGGTTACACACGAAATATACAAGTGTAGGTACAGCTGCAGCACAAAATGCTGACCAAGCTGTATTTCAAGTAAACGATGCAATTGACCCAGCAACTGCTGAACAAGTAATCAGAGTAGGACAAACAATTGTTGTTGTTCAAAACAATGGTTCAGGTATGAACAAAGCAGTGGTAAGTGCAGTAAACAATGCCGGTGGTGGTAAAGGACAGTTCACAGCTGACTTTTATGAAGCAGGTGGTTTAGTAACTGCAGGTACTGGAGCTGGTAACGCAGACGTTACAGTATTTATTTACGGTTCAGAATTTAAAAAAGGAACAGCAGGTATGGTAGGTTCATTAGAAGCTAATGACTTTATCTTCGATAACAAACCAATCATTATTAAAGATACGTATAACGTAGCTGGTTCTGATATGGCGCAAATCGGATGGGTAGAAGTTACTACGGAAGATGGTGCTACTGGTTACCTATGGTACTTAAAGTCTGAGCACGAAACAAGATTAAGATTCGATGACTATTTAGAAACAGCTATGATTGAAGCTGTACCTGCAGAGCAAAACTCTGGAGCTGCTGCAATCTTAGGAAGCGCAGGTGGTGCTGCTAACCCAGGTGCTGGGTCAGACGGTATTTTCTATGCGGTTTCTCAAAGAGGAAACATCTGGGATGGTGGTAATCCAACTACTCTAGCAGATTTCGATTCTATAATCAGTAGATTAGATAAGCAAGGTTCTATTGAGGAAAACGTTATTTTCCTTAACAGACAATTTGGATTTGACATTGACGATATGTTAGCAGCACAAAACTCTTACGGAGCAGGTGGTACTTCTTATGGTCTATTTGACAATGACGAAGAAATGGCTTTAAACTTAGGATTCACAGGATTCAGAAGAGGTTACGACTTCTATAAGACTGACTGGAAATACCTAAATGACCCTACAATGAGAGGTGGATTACCATCAGGAGCAACATCAGGGAAGATCAATGGTCTTCTAGTTCCAGCTGGTTCAACAAGTGTTTATGACCAAATTCTTGGTAAAAACGCTAAGAGACCTTTCTTACATGTTAGATATAGAGCTTCAGAAACTGAAGACAGAAGATATAAGACTTGGATTACTGGCTCTGCTGGTGGTGCTGCAACGTCGGATATCGATAACATGCAAGTAAACTTCTTGAGTGAGAGAGCTGTATGTACTTTAGGTGCAAACAACTTCTTCTTATTTCAAGACTAGTAATTAAATATTAGGGGCGTAGCAATGCGCCCCTTTTTTAAATAATAAAATTAAATTAAATCAAATGAAAAAAGAAAAGACAAGTCCTAAAATGGACACAGTAAAAATTACTCCCAAAAAATCTACACCAAAATTCGTAGATAAACAATATAAACTTACAAGAGAAACAGCTCCCTTATCTTTGATATTAGCATCAAGGCATACAACAAGGTTTCCGTTGTTACACTTTGATGAGGACACAGGTCTAAACAGGCCTTTGAGATACGCAAGAAATCAAAACTCTCCTTTTCAAGATGAGCAAGATGATAACGCTATCATTGAGCCTATTGTATTTGAAGATGGATTCCTACATGTTCCAAAGAATAATCAAGTATTACAAAAATTTATGGATTTACATCCAGGAAAAGATAGACTATTTGTAGAAGTTAATAAAGCAAAAGAAGCTGCAGAATTAGTTGAAGACTTAAACTTAGAAGTCGATGCTTTAATAGAAGCTAGACAGCTGACAGTTGAACAAGTTGAAAACGTAGCTAGAGTTTTATTTCAAAAAGATGTTTCTAAGGTTACTACTGCAGAGTTAAGAAGAGATATATTAATATTTGCTAGACAAAACCCTAGTGGTTTTATGAATTTATTGAAAGACCCAGCTCTTAAATTTAACGCAGATATTCAAAACATTTTAGATAAAAATCTAATACAGTTAAGAAATAATAAAAAGGAGGTGTGGTTTAACACAGATTCAAATAAAAAGAAAATGTGCAACATACCATACGGTGAAGACCCTTTATTTATAATAGGTTCATACTTTCAAAGTGATGATGGATTAGAGTCTTTTAAACATTTAAAAGCTTTAGTAAAAAATTCGTAACTTTGTTTTAGAAAAAATTTATTCCTTCCTTTACTATCGACAGCGAGAAAGCATCTAATTCTTAGATGCTTTTTTATTTTATGTATCTTTGTAAAAAGATTTTCAAATGATAAATTCTGTAAGAAATACTGTACTTGCTATTATCAATAAAAATAACTACGGATATATATCTCCTGGTGATTTTAATTTATTTGCTAAACAAGCGCAGTTAGATATATTTGACGAATATTTCATAAGATATAATCAGCAAATTAACGAAGAGAACGCAAGGATATCTGGAACTGGTTATGCTGATATTAAAAAAGGATATGAAGAGGTTATTGATACTTTTTCTATAACATCATTTTTAACTCAAAAAACTCAAAACGTTTATTTTTTACCATCAGCCTCTACTACGGGTTCTGATTATTATTTATTAAATAAAGTATTATGTTTTTCTGCGGGTGTTTTAAAAGGTGAAGCAGAAAAGGTTACGCATAATAAAATAACTATGTTAAATAGTTCTTTATTAACTTCTCCATCCACTATCTTCCCGGCTTATACTCAAGAAGCAGATGAGGTGTCAATTTATCCAAATACTTTTAATGGGGTAAATGATGTACAGGCTCAATACATAAGATACCCTTTAGACCCTAAATGGACGTATGTAACATTATATGGGGGTGAACCATTGTTTGACCAAACACAAGCAGATTATCAAGACTTTGAATTACCAATAGATGATTCTAATAATTTAGTAGCTAAAATATTGCAATACGCTGGAATATCAATAAGAGAAGCTGATGTTTTTCAATTTGGACAAGTACAAGACCAACAACAAAATCAAACTAATCTTTAATTATGGCATATATAAATCAAAGAAAATATTATACTAATGATGGTGTAAATCCTACGGATACTAACTGGGGGTCTTATCAGTATGTAAGTTTAGAAGATGTGGTAAAAAACTTTCAATTAATGTATGCTGGTAACCATGGCTTAGTAAACAATGTCAATAGGTTTAAAATATTATTTCACGCAAAACGAGGTATTCAAGAACTTAATTATGATGCTTTTAAAGAAATAAAAGCATTGGAGCTTAAGGTTTTTGATGATTTAAGATTTGTTTTACCAGCTGATTATGTAAATTGGGTTAAGCTTTACCTGTTAAAAGACAATGTGTTGAGAGAATTAACTGAAAATATACAAGTGCAATCAGCAGTTTCTTTTATTCAGTCTTCTGCCGATAATTTTACTTATGACAGTGAAGGCAATGCTACCGTTGTTGAATCAAATTTAGATTCAGAAAGAAAAGATGGTTCTTTAAAAAGTATTTATCTAAATGACGAAATAGATGAGAATGTAAATCCAAACGTTAACAACTATGACTCTGATATTTACAACTACAGAATCGGCGCAAGATATGGTTTAGAAACTGAAACAGCAAACATAAACCCTACGTTTACTATAGATAAAAAAGCTGGTGTTATTAATTTTGATTCAACTATGGCAAACCAACAGTGTGTGCTACAGTATATATCTGATGGAATGGAAAATGGTGATGACTCTAAAATAAGCGTTAATAAATTATTTGAAGAATATATTTATGCTTACATTCAATATGCTTTATTAAATAGTAAATTTGGAGTTCAAGAGTATATAGTTAATAGAGCAAGAAAAAATAAACAAGCTTTATTGAGAAATGCTAAAATCAGATTGAGTAATATTCACCCAAGCAGATTATTAATGAATCTGAGAGGTGAGGATAAGTGGTTAAAATAAGATGGCAAACATTCAGAGAAATTTTATAGCGGGCCGTATGAATAAAAGCCTTGATGAAAGGCTTGTCCCAAATGGAGAGTATATAAATGCTGTAAATGTAAGACTTGGTTCTACTGAAGATTCTGAGATTGGTGCTGTTGAAAATTCAAAAGGAAATTTACCGCTAACAGAACTACAATATGTTGACGGAACTAAATTGAGCTCACAGGCTAGGTGTATTGGTGCGTTTGAAGATGGAGCTAATTTAGCCTTATATTGGTTTGTTCATGACCCAGCTTTTACTCAAGGTGCTACGGGTAAATTAGACTTAATAATTTCATTTGATGTAGAAACCGGTCAATTAATATACCACGTAATAAGTATTAATGACGGGAATGGCATAAACACTACGCTAAACTTTAACCCAAATTTCTTAATTACAGGAGTTGATAAAATAGATAATCTATTATTTTTTACTGACAATACTAACCCTCCAAGAGTTATTAATATTAATCAAAATTATGGAGACCCTTTACTTGGTGTAAATGTTGATGTATTTAATCAGGATGATATTTTAGTAATAAAAAAACCTCCCACAAGTGCTCCAACAATATTACCATATTTTGTTTCAAGTATTACAGATGCTTATTTAGAAGATAAGTTTTTATGTTTTGCTTACAGGTATAAGTATGCGAATAATGAATTTTCAGCTATTTCTCAGTTTAGTGAGCCAGCATTTACGCCTGGTAATTTTGATTTCACCACAAATAGTTATTTAAATGAAGGAATGGTAAATCAAAACAATGCCGTTTCAATTACATTTAATACTGGTAGCAGCAGTGTAACAGATGTTCAGTTATTGTTTAAAGAAGCAGATAGCACGTCTATAAAAGTTATAAAAACTCTTAACAAAAAGAAAGACTTAGGAAGTATTAACAATATAAATACGGATTATCAATTTACAAATAGAGAAATATTTACCGTATTGCCTGACTCTGAAATTCTAAGACTTTTTGATAATGTTCCACAGTTAGCTAAAGCTCAAACTTTAATGGGTAACAGGCTGATGTATGGAAATTACATGGAGGGGTATGATTTGAAAGATAGTGCTGGAGCTAATATAGAGTTAGATTTTACTGCAACATTTAAGTCAGACCCTATAGCACTTATTGACACATCAGCGCACACAAGTACTGGACAATTTACATATACTCCTACATCTACAAGTAAATCTATTTCAGATTCAGTATTATATGTTGACTTAAGTCCTTTAATGACCGGTGAATCTAAATTAAAAAAAGGAACAAGATTAACTTTAAATTTTGGTATAACATTTTTTGAATTTGAACAAGTTTTTGGCTCAGCTCCAACACCAACTACAGCTATATTTGAGCTTAGTTGGTCTTATACTTTGATAGATGATTATACTACTGTTTATGATTTTGTTAATAGTGTAGATTTTCAAGAAAAGATAGGAACTGATGGGGTAAATGGAACAATACAAACCGTTGCCAATGCACAAGCTGGACTTGGTAATACTTTAACAGATGTCTTTAACAGAACTGTGCCTGAAAATTTAGATTCTACTTATAGCTTGTTACAAACAGGAATAACTTCTGCAACTTCAACGTTTCCAAGCGCTGGTCAATCTTTAGTAGCTACAGCAAGTACTTCCTCAAATGTTTTACAAATACAAAACTTAGCGGCTCTTTATAGTGATGGAGTAGCACAATCAGGTTACGCTTACTGGGGCATAGTAAATGAAACTGCTTCTTTTAGAGATAGCGCAAGCGCTGAAAGTTTACACAGTAATAGAGGTTATGAGGTAGGTATTATTTACATGGATGATTACAACCGAGCATCAACAGCTTTAGTAAGTAATGCTCCAGGAGGTTCAGGAGCTTCATTTAACATTCCATGTAGCAATTCTATTGACAGAAACTATATAGAAGTAGAAATACCACCATTAATGAAAGCTCCGGCTTGGGCAACAAAATATAAATTTGTTGTTAAACCAAACAAAGGAGATTACAATATAGTTTATACAAATTTCTTTTATACAAGACCATCAGACAATATGGTGTTCTTTAAGTTAGAAGGAGAAAATCAAAATAAAGTAGAGACTGGAACTAAATTGTTTGTTAAAACAGATGTGACAGGACCTCTTGGCACAGTGGTAGT